AGCAACTACTAAAACGGCAGCAGAAGTTGCCGCTGAACTCTTTTCATTCTTGATGCTTGATGAAAGATTCTCTGGGAGCACCTTAGGAACTGGCGGAAACGCAAATAAAATAACAGTAAAGGGCATCAACGAAAAATCTTTCGACATAGAAGCCAGAAGGATGAGTAACCTTACTCAATATCCTAATGCTACCAACACCTCCGTGACACTTGCAAAGACGCAGGATTCTGTCGTTGGAAGCCCTGCAATTGGTGCTTTTACTGAATTTTCTGTTACCGCTGGGAGTGCTGGCAACTCTATAGCGACAGGATATGGGCGTCCGTTTTGGACCCACATAGCCCCAATGAAGGTAAGTCAAGTTTTAGTAAACGATGTTGATATAGCATACGTTCCTTTGAATGAAGTAATAACATACCTTGATAACGACAGGCCAGAGTTGCTTGGAACTGAAAAAATGGCGGGAGCTATTGCTAAATTTATAAACGCAAATACACCAGCAAGCGGATACAAGGCCAAAGCATATTATGACCCAGATTGGTATGGATGGAATAGCGCAGGTTTTATTGGTCTTGATGTCATATCACCATCAATAAACTCAATAGATTACAATGGTGACGAGGTTTGGCTTGAGCTTGACAATACAATGGCTCAGTGCCAAGCGTTTGCATACAACCATAGGGCTGGAGGTTCGTTCTTGCTTTTGGCTACATTAATAGAAAGCACCAAAAGCAAGGTTGGAGCAATAGCAACAAATCCAGAAGGTACTTTTAAGTTGATGAGATTGACTTATAACTTTTCTGGCGGTTCAAGAAATTCAATATCAAGCATAAAGATAGACTCAAACGAAATACTAGGTGTTGAGAAATATTGGACAACATCAAATGGTAAGCTCATGTCTGACGTGATAGACCAAATAAACCAATACCAGAACGCCTATGACGCAGAACTCATAAATGGAAAGATAAACATAAAGCACGTTCTTGGAGGCGCTAATGAAAACGGAAAACAGGTTGATGTTGTTGCAAATGGAACAGTTAAGACATCGACATACAGCGTCATGTCTGGCGGTGTCACTTCAGACGGAGCACTGCCTCAGATAAATACGATAACCATTGGCTCATCTGCCACTGAGCTGGTCGGCAAGGGGACAAGATTTGAAATAAACACGAAGTATGCAGACGACCAGAACTACAAGACACATTGCGCTTCTGACATAACAGGGACAACGCCAACATTTGCGTTGGTTTACAAATCAAAGATGCATCTTACTGCTGGCCCTTCCGTGTTCTTTTCTGCCCTAAACAACCCGCTTTCATGGGACCCGCAAGAAGCAGGAGCAGGATATGTTAACTTTTCTGAGAATTTTTCGACAAAGTATGATATAGTCTCAATAGCTCCATACAAGTCACAACTTGCAGTGTTTGGGCAGAATAACACGCAGATATGGGGTTGGGACCCAAATCCAGAGCTAAACTCACAGCAACAGGTGCTTGCCAATACGGGAGCAATCGGGGCTGGTTCGGTTGCACAGCTTGGCGATGTTGACGTTTTCTATGTTTCGTCAAGTGGCATTAGGTCGCTTCGGGCGCGAGACGCCACAGACAGTGCCATGTCTTCGGATGTCGGCACGCAGATTGACACCCTAATAGAAGACGAGGTTACGCTTGCGGCTCCAGAATACAACATATCATCCGTCATTGAGCCGATAAGCGGAAGATACATGATGAGCATAAACGAAAAAATTTACGTCCTTTCGCAGTTTACTGGCTCACAGATACAGGCTTGGAGCACATATGAGCCGATGCTTGGCACTATAGACAGGATGGTAAGCAGCAACTCAGATGTGTTCATTAGGTGCGGTAATTCCATATATAAGCTTTCAAGGGTAAACTACAAGTCCGTAGATGACCTTAATGTAGCAAGGATAGGCATGCCCTATCTCGACGGAGAAAAGCCAGCCCACACCAAGACATTCACTGGCATAGACGCAACAATATCTGGCTCTTGGCAGGTGTGGGCTGGAAGCAATACATCCAACACCCAGGCAAGGGACCTTATAGCAACTATAACAAATCCCACCTTCCAGATTGGAAGAATACCGATGGTTGGTATAGGAACCCATATGGGCGTGTCCATGATATCAACATCGGCCAATGAACCTGCGACCATAGCTAACCTAATGATACACTACAGGCTCGACAAGGCCGACTAACTTTATGTTTCCATCATTCTACCTTATAGATTCCGAGGAAAAGCTTCAAGAAGTCATAGATGCGGCAAGGGAGGACAATCACAATGTACCTCTGATGCCGAACTACTATTGTATGAAAGACGGAGAAATATCTGGCTGTTTTACATTTTGGCCTGGGAACAGGGGGGTGTGCCACATAGCCATATGGGCCCACTCAAAGAAGATGTCAGCAAAAGATAGTCTAATAGCGCTTGCAATAATAGAAAACTTTTGCAGAATGTCTGGATACGACTACATCTATATGCCCTGCTCGGAGTCGAGCCCGTACTGGGGGTATATGGACAAGTTCGGCTTCCAGCAAATGACATCACCCCAACCTTACTTTTTAAAAAAGATATGAAAGGCATAAACTAATGTGCGGCGGTGGAGATGGCGGTGCGGCTGAATCGCGCAAAATGGAAATCGATAGACAAAATCGAATTAAAGAAGGCATTTCTGCCGTCAATAACGCCTTCCGAGGCTTTGACGACGGCTTCTATGCAAAGCAAAAAAACACTTATTCACAGTGGGCTAGGCCGCAGGTAAGCCGACAGTACAATCAAGCCCTTGACCAACTCCGATACGGCATGGCAAGAACAGGCCTTGGTGCCTCTTCGGCTGGTGCAGCTGCGAAAGCCAACTTGACATACGAGCTTGGACAACAGACGCAGAACGTCGAACAGCAAGCCAGGGAATACGAACAGCGTTCCAGGCAAGCAATTGAATCTGCAAGGGGAGACTTGATAGGCCAAGCCGTATCAACAACGGACCCGCAAGCCGCCGCCAACTCCTCCCTCTCGCGTGCTACCGCAATGTCGGCTGGACCAGCTTACACGCCAGTTGGTGCACTCTTCCAAGCGGCAAGCCCAATCGTCGTCAACAACATGAAACTTCAGCAATTTAACCCAAATCTTGGCATGAACATGGGCTGGAATAATAACAAGAAAGGAGACAGCGGAAAGGTTGTATCATAATGTGTGACCCAGTAACAACATCTTTAATGATAGCCAGTGCTGGTACCAGCTACGCGGCTAACAGAAAGTCCCAAAAAGCGATGGAAGGCACTGTCGAGGCTGAAAACCAGAGACAGAAGAAGTTCAGAGAGCAGCAGCAGGGTGTCCTCGATATATCAACGAAGGCCCGTTCTGCTGAAAAGACGAAAGAACAGATGGCGATAGATGCAGCAAAAGCTAATACGGATGCCGAGGCAGCTGCGGGAGCCAACACGGCAGAAGCCACAGACCAGCCAACAGCGGTAGCCCCCTCAGCCGCGTCTTCACAGAATGTCTCGGACTCATATTCAAGAGAGGATGCCAGGGCTAAGGCACAGAGCCGAGACGACACAGCTCGCTCCGCGGCACTGAATGCGTTCAACAACACGATGACCGCACAGCAGATTAACAATACGAAATACGCACAGGATTCTGCCGTGCTTGCAAACATGTCAAACGGATCACTTGGTGTATTGCCATACGAACTTCAAGCTGCGTCTAAAGCTGGAGACGGACTCAAGACACTCAGCCAAGTTCTTTCACTTGCGTCAATCTACAGCGGATACCAGGCTGGCATAAACAAGCCGCTCGGCCCCGCGTCTTGGGGGGAACTGTTTAATCCAGAAGTTGCCAGTACGACTGGGGCTACGGCTGCTGCACCCACTTTTGCAACCCCAGATATTCCGCAGTTTGCGGCAACACCCCCTCCAACTGGCCCCAGCAGCCTCAATGTCGTCGGTCCACCTGCACCGCCGCCTTCTGTCAATCATGCCTACACACAATTCCCGGCAAGTGGATTTGGACCTCCTACATTTAATCAAGGAGCTGCGGTTCGCGGCGGCTTTGTGAACTCACAGGGTTCATTCGTCGGAGGAACCAATACGCTCAAGTCACTCACTAACCCAACTAGATTTCTTAGACGATAATGGCAACCTCTGGAATGGACCCAGCCTTTGGGCAAACACTTAGTCAGCTTTCATCCGCTGTTTCTGGACTTCCAGAATCTTATGCGGCTGGACAAAGGCACTTGCTTGCCCAGCAGGTTGCCGACTTTAATCAACGAGATAAGGATAGAACCTACGCCATGAACCAGCCCCTCAAGGCGGCTCAAACCAGGTATCATACGGCAAAGGCAGAGGAAACAGAGGGGGCTCTCGCGGCTGCCGAGGTTTTTCCAATGCTTACGAGAAAGCTTCTGATTCCAGTCAGAGGAATGCAAGCTGGTGAGCCAGACAGAATTGCTTTTAACGAAGACCCAGCGGTCATGGCTGATGTCGTATCTAGCCTCGTTAGGCAGGGCAAGAACCCAAACCAGGTGATAGAGGCGTTTAGAAGCGGAGTCGCTGCTCAAATGGCCGCAGCCCCCCTTAAGTCAACAGGACTGCCAAGTCCAACATATCAAGCGTTTTCTGGAAGAATAGGCAAAGACTTTGCTTCGACGACAAATTCAACATTTGGAATTCCAGACAGAGATACTAAGCTTGCCGAGCAGATAACTGCAGCATCTGGCAGAATCACGCAGCAGCAACAGGGTGCATGGGAGCGTGCCTCACTGGCCGCCCAGACGTCCCGCGAAAACAATGCCGCGACAATCGCTGCAGGCAACTCTAGGTCTGCCGCAAGCATAATAGCTGCAAACGAAAGAAACGCAGCAAGGCTTGCCGCGCAAAATTCCAAGGTCAATGCAAACGGACAGAAGCCGCCACCCCTTAACATTGGGATTATAAACGAAGTCGAAGGAACGAGTGCCGCTGGCTCTGATGGACTTGCGTCAAGGGATGTTGATGCCTTGTATGACCCAGCCAAAGAAGGTTACGACGAGGCAAAAAGAACGGCGTATAAGAATTTGTATGCCGAAAAGTTTTACGAAGCATACAGACAGAAGAACCCGCCAGACGCAGCATTCGCGCGTGAAGCGGCCAGGTCTGCCGTAAGCACGGCAATATCAAGCGGGGTCATCCCGACAACAACAGCAGCCACAGATACGCCAGCTGGTGCTGTCGTTGCCCCTGCGGCAACAGGAACAGCTGCGGTAGCTCCAGGCTCACCAGCTGCAGCCATTGTGGCCACCGCCCCTGGGGCGGCACCAGCCGCACCGATTGCCTCCTACTCAAGCCCGTCTAGCAACATGATAGACGCGACTGACGACCAGATTGCGGCCAGCCTTGGAATGACCAGGGAAGACCTTAGGGCACTTGCGGCACAGCAGGGAATGTCTACCGCGCAGTACGCTCAAGCTGTCAATACGCCAGCGCAAGAAGTTGCAATGCCGCCAGAAGAGCAAGTCGCAAGAACCACAGCTGAAACGCCGAATCTTGCGCAGTCTAACATATCCGCAGCAGACGCACTTGTTGCCGCGACCGAACCCACTACGGCACTTCCAGCAAGCCCACTTGACGCAGAAGTCCAGCCAAACCTTGATGTTCCTCCAGCTTCGCCAGAAGAAATGGCGAGACTTACCGCTGAGCAGAACAGCCCAGCCGCCGCCGTATCTGGAAAGGTAAAGCCAACAAAGCACAATCAAGAGGTTGGTACAGAACCCAATAAGCCAAGCGGACCAGTCGAAAGGCTTAAGACGCCAGAGCCTACAAAGCTCGTCCAGAACGCAGCAGTAGGACCAGGCGGAAGGCGAGTAACAGTCAAGGGCGACAGCTTGTTTGCCATAGCAAAAAGCGAAGGAACAACAATTGCCGCACTAGCAAAAGAAAATGGACTTAATCTAAACGCGGTTCTTAAGGGGGGTGAGGTTCTAAAAATACCATCATCCGCTACGGCACCCAAAAAAGAGCAACCCTATGACACAACCCAAGGGGTATACCTTCCGAGCCAAGCAGAGAAAGACACGCTAAGAATGGAAAACGCAAACGGAGCTATTCCATCTGAGCAAGCTGGCCCAGCCGACTTCCTGGCTGGAACAAACAGGGGTATGCCGACGCAAGAAAGTCTAATGTATTCAAAAGTTGACCCTCTCGCCGCTACAGCCCCCACTGTCGGGTACGAGGGCAGAACAATGGAGGAGGCCATGGCACCAACTATGGTTGACAACTCTTCTGCATTCTTTGAAAAGGGACTTGGGGATAAGGCATACAAGCCCAGGGAGCTGATAGGAATGCCAAAGGAAGCCGTACTTGACCCAAAGACTTACAAGCCAGCGGACTATCTCTATAAGCCAGACGATGTTACTGCTTTTTTAAATTCAAACAACATAGACAAGGGTACCCCATACGGAAAGAGAGTGGAGGAGCTTTTAAGAGAAAAGTTCTCACTTATGAATTCAATGGCATCGCCCAGTCCCGCTACTGGCGTAATCGAGTATCAGAGTGAGCTCGGCGGAAGAATACAGCAAATAGATAGGAAGATAGCCTCGCTTTCGGCAAACAAGATTGCAAGAGTGTCTCCGACTGTCGCACTGCTCCAAGAGGACTTTCTTAAGGCCCCAGGTCTAATAGTAAATAGCTTTGACGGAGTAAAGGAATCTGACAGAAAATACATGCTGAAAAGATCAGAAGTGTTGCACCTGCTAAATACATTTACAAATGTGACAGTAAGGCCAGACGGAGAATTCTCCGTCATGTATCCAACCAACATGCAAAAGGAGACCATGACGACAAATATGATGCCGATGCCAAATAGGCTCTACTCTACCAAAGCTGAACTGGCTCCTGGTTCCAACTACATAGACGGAGACACTATGTTTGCGGCCTTTGACAAGGCTCACCCAGAAATACATAAATTGTTCATAAGAGACGGAAGGCTTGGCATGAAACCTGGCGACTCGCTTGCGCGAACACTTGTTCGTTTGACCATTCTGGGAAATAAAGAAATTGTAAAAACGGCTTCTACTGGGAACATGGGTATAGATTCTCCAGCATTGCTGTACAGAGACATAAACAATCCCACAAAGTAAATGAGCTTAGAACAGGCAGAAGAAATCCTAAAGGCACTCAGAGAAAGCACAGTCGGAGAAACACCGCTGACTCCAGGCTTTCTTGACAGGGATATCACAACCCAGAATCCAGAGGTGTCTCAACTTGGAAGCACCTATGACGTTGTAAAGAGAGCACAGGAAGGCACTGGGCGTGATTTTAGAGGCAGAGGCGGGGAAATTGGTGGCAAGATATACATGGACAGCAGCAGAAGGAACTTCCTGCCCTACAGAAAAGATGCCATCATGGGCATATCCGACCCATCGTATCTTGAAACATTTACACAAGAAGCTCCGTATTGGGCTACTGTTGGCATTGGAAGTCTTTTTACTGGCGGCATTGCTGGTGAGGTCGGAACAGCCATTGGCACCATGTCAAAGGCTGCTCCTCTTGCCTCTCAAGCTCTTCACGCTGGAGGATTTATTCTTGGTGCCCAAGGCGGAGCTTATACCACGATGGCTGGTGCAGATGCACTGGGACTCACCCCAGACCCATACGGGCAGCAGATAAACCCAGGTGCATCAACTGCAGCCCAGACGGCTGCTGGCCTTTCTACATTTGTACCAAGCCTTCCCAATGTGGCAACACTTGGTCAACAGGCAAGAGGTGCGGCTTTGTTTGGCGGCGTAGTTGGCGGCATAGACCTCGCAGAATCTGGTATCGCGTCAGCAATGGGCAGCGAGCAGCGCGACATCGGACAGATAGCAGCCGACGCTGCCCTGCATTCAGTTGAGGGGGCGGCGTTTGGCTTGTTCATGCGTCCGACGAAGCTTGGAGCTGCCACAATACACGCAGGTGCCGCTACGGCGAACTACAAGAACGCCCTCCCATCGATGGTTGCGGAGTCCGTTTTTGGTGGCGGTCTTTTCAAGGATGGATTTGTAAATACGCTTACTGGAAATACGACACCAAGTAATCTTAATATAAGCCCGAAGACTGGCCAATTAATTACGAATAACGCATACGGAAGAGGCGAGGTTATAGTGGGCCCAGACGGACGCCCGATTGCAGTTGAGCCATACGACCCAGCGGCAGCACAAGCGGGTGGAGCTGTGGCTCCAGCTGGAAACCAGTCTTCCCAGAATTCAGCCAAGCCTTCTTCCACTGGAAGGGGCGACGTGACCAGCTTTGACCCCAAGACTGGCTCTGGCATACGAGTGATGGTAATGCCAGATGGCAATGTGAGATACACGCTCATAACCAATCTTGGAGGAGAGGCACTCAAAGCAAGAGGTCCATATAAGGACCTTCCTAATGTCGTAGAATTCAACGAATACGACATGGCTCGCATGCGTTTCGACGAGAAGTGGGGTGCCGCTGCGGCTGAACAGGCTGCGAGAGCCAAGGCCGAGCAAGACCTCACTGTGGAAGTTCCTGGTGCGGACGGGACCTACACTCAACCCATAGGCCCAAGACGTGGCAGAGCCCCTGTCTCACAGGAATCAATTCCTCCAGTTGAGGTTACCCCAGCTGAAGCCGTTGCTGGTGCCACTAAGCCACCAGAAGCCCCGAAGCCAGAGGCCGCAAAGCCAGAAGTTCCAAAGCCAGAAGTTCCAAAGCCAGAAGAAGTGACGCCAGCAGAGGCGGTCGCAGGAGCTGCAGGTGCTGCGGCAGAAAAGCCAAAGCCAGTTGTGGTTAATCCCTTCCAGCAGGCATACGAAAAGGCACAAGAAGAAGAGCGTGCCGCAGGAGAGGAGCAAAGACTTGCAGACGCACAAGAGAAGGCGGCGGAAGCAGCCGTCAGCATAGATAGCAATCCCGTGACCCAGGAAGCACTTGCAGCCGCAAGAAAGCGTTCAACGGAAGCCCTTTTGCGGCTTGAAAAAGCACAGTCTGAGTCAGAAAGTGCAACTCTTAGAAAAGACGGAAACAAGGAATCAGAAAACGTAGGTCCTAGACCCAAGTACGGGGAGCAGGGTTACTATGAATGGAAAGAAGCGTTTGGCTCGACCCACGAAGAGAGAACTGGTAAAAGGTTCACACCAGAACAAAAGCTGGCAAAGGAAAACTCTGACAAACTCTGGGAGCTTGGTAAAAAATATGAGCGCGAAAACCAGATAGAAGTAAATTCAGAAGACTACAAAGACAACGACCTTTCCATTGGAAGACGAAGAGTCATACCGAGAGACGAGGTCCCAGCCGAGCTTCAACCACTGTGGGACTCTCAGTACGCACGCAGATACACGGCAGATGGATATTCAAGAAAGTACCCAGCAGCACCCAAGCCAGTCGTAACCCTAGATGATGTGGCTAAGCCGCCAGTCGAAGCGAAGCCGCCAGTCGAAGCAAAACCCCTTGTCGAAGTCACAGAAAAGCCGCCCGTAGAGGCCGAGCAACCTGCACCTGTCGCTGAGCAGACAGCAACCCGAGCGCTGGAAGCTGGTGAAACTGGCAAACAGGACGCAACGCGCGAGGAAATCCTTGCTGGAACGCGTCCGATGAAGGAGACGACCAGAGCCATCGAGGACTCGCTTACCCCAGAAGAACGCAGAACCTACATAGAGAACAGAAAGAAGTTCCTGGCCGAAGGCGGCAACAAGCCGCCAGCTGCTGGCGAGACTGTCGTTGCTGCGTCTGAGACCCAGGCTGCCGCGGTAGAAGCTCCCGCTGCTGCTGGCAAGGTTGACACCCCAGCAAAGGCTGCCGACAAGGTTGAGACCGAGATTGAAAGACTCATAGACCTTGGAGACACCAAGACGGCTGGAGATGTGCACAGAAAGGTCATAAAGACACTGCAGGAGCTCGCAGAGCACGCAAAGGGAGTTAAGCCATATGTTGCAAAGGGCAAAGAAGAAGACCCGCGCAGATATGTTGTAAGAATACCTGGCGATGGTACATTTTCGATCAAGCAGGACGTCAAGGCAGTGGAAACACTGCTTAAAGCTGTTAGGTCTCAAGGCCCAGCCGCGTGGCAGGGCATCGTCAGCAAGGCTCCAGCAAGAAGAGAGACGCCGAGATTCAAGAAATTTGACCCGACCATCCCAGCACAGGAAAGAAAGCTGCTCGAAGAGATGCTCAAGGAGCAGGAGCAGCTTCTGACAGAAGACAATGAATTCCTTATCAGAAGAGAAATAAGCCGAGGCGACCTGCAGGAAAGCGTTGCATCCCTCAAGGCCGCGCTCGCAAAGAAGGACCCAGGCAGTGCACCGACGCCAGCCATCCCAGACCCGCAGGGCAGAAAGAACGTCCTCGTTCAGTCGGCTGTTGTCGGTGAGCGGGACGAGACAGACAAGATTCTTCCAGTAGATAGGGATAACCCCAACGGCATAGCTCGCGGCGGCATGATGAACCCAGAGCCCCTTGAACTTGAGGCACCTGGCGGTCCGTCAACAGAAACATGGCCAGCTTACCAACTTGCACTGGAGCAAGAAGGCGCAAAAAATGTTTACATTTTAAGGCTTCCAGGAACGGAAGCCGCTGAGGACAAGTATAAAATTAAAGGTGTTATTCGTGGGATGGTTACAATAAAGTTTAAGAAAGGTGAAAATGGCGGAGTTATTCCAGTTCTTGATTCTTATGTTGCAGAAACTTTGCATAAGAAAACGATAACAAAAGATGGTATAACGACAGACGCAAGCTGGAGAGGACCGAGATACGACACCCCCCATTGGCAGGCCTGGAGAATTGTTGAATTCTACCCAGATGTTGCCGACAGTCCTAACAGAAACGCTTTCATGCGAGACCCTAGGTATTCTGGGAATCTTTCAGAAACTGGAGGAAAAGAATTCCTGGAAATAGCAAATACCACAGAAGCAAAAAAGCAGTTCATAAAAGAACTTCTCTCGAACTTGAAGGTTAGTGTGCCTAGCAACTTCCAAAGAGAGGGGTTGACAATGAATTATGACAACAAGCCTACCATTTTCATAAATGAAGCCGAGATGATTAAGGCCAGGGAAGCCGCAAAGGAGGCACCAAAGGAAGAGCCGAAGCAGGAGCCAGTTGTGCCCGTTCCAGAAGAGGCATCCCCCAGGGAGATGACTGTCGAGGAACACTGGAAGGTCGAAAAGGACCGAGAAGAAGCCGCACAGAAAGTCAGAACTCCCGTAGCGACAGAGGCTCCAGAGACGGCAAAATCAAAGGCACAGATACAGGCCGAGTCAAAAGCCGAAGGTGCGAAGCGTTATGGTGCGTCTGGCGTCAGATTTAACATAGGCGGACCAAAGAACCCAGACGCGTTTGGCGGTGAAATCCGCGGCGAGAAGGGTGTTGTTGTGCCAACTACGGCGGAAAACTGGAACGAGAAAGACCTCAAGCTCATCAAGGATTACCTATCCCCAGATGCCGCAATCTTGCGCAACGGAGGTTACCCCAAGTTCTACTTCAATACCCAGAACAGCGGAGAGGACTCCAACTGGGTGTCCGCCCCAGTCCCAGCTCCAAATGGAAACTTCCTTATCTACGAGGTGAATCCTCCTGGTTCTGGTGCAAAGGGCAATTCTTACAACAGAACAGTCAGACTTTTCAGAAGACTTGTCAACTCCGACGGCGTGCAGGTCGGCAGCATGACAGAAGTGTTCAGAGGCGAACTTGTCGGCATGTCCACCACTTCGCTTGCTGCCGACGGCAAGCCAAAGTTCCAGGTCCCAGCTATCTTCCACGCGATGATGGCCGCGGCACAGGATTCACTTGCGTCAAGGCAGATGACGGAGGGGCAGGTCAACTACTCTGGAGATGTCACGAACCCCAACCCTCTCAACAAGAGAATAGCACTTAGCGGAACCATACATGAAGACTTGAAGATGTTCGAAGAGAACGAGCTCTCGGTGCCAGGTCTTCGTGATAAGATGGAAGTCTTTAATGGAATGAACGGCGGGGAATCGATCAATGCTGCCATTATCGGCTTCATGGGCGACCCGAATCAAAGCACATCTGACATGCTCTCCACGCAGCTCCAGACCAACGGGCTGCTCGCCGCACAGGATGCCAGAGACTTTATTTCACAAATGGCGGCACAGATGGGTCTGGAAGAGGGCACATACGCACTCGTTTCAGAGCCGCACAGCGATGAGCTGTACCCAGTGATGAAGAGCCGCAAGATTTATCCCACGGAAGCACAGTTGATGCTCAAGTGGATACAGGCTGGATACCAGAGAATCATATTTGAAATAGGAAAGCACAACGAGGACACTGGCGAAGAGCTTCCAGACAAAGTCCCGGCAATGCTCAATGGAAAGCCAAGAATGCTTCCGAACGGCAAGCCAATGATGGTCAACAATCCAGCCAAGTGGAATGCTCCAGTCGCCCAGTGGATGAACGCAGAGACTTTTACAGTCAGAGACAAGGACGGAAACATAACATTCCAGCCCAAACCTCACCAGGTCGTCGGACCAAATGCCGCGATGTCGAGATGGTTCCCAGCTGGTGTCGTGTCTGCCCCGCGCCCAGAGGGCGACCAGCCAAGAGCAATACTTATCAATGACGCTCCTGGCACTGGAAAGACCCTTCAGATGCTCATGGCTGCCGTCCTGTATAGAGACCAGATTAGAAAGCTTATAGCCGACCCAACAAGCCCCTGGTTTGGAACCAAACTGCAGCCAGTCCTTATAATCACGCAAAACGCCCAGATTATACAGAATGCATTCAGAGGCGATGCAAACATGGCCAAGATTAATCTCAATGGAAAGTTTACAGAAAAGGGATTTGAGCCAGACTCATACGAGACGCTTCCAGATGGTGGCAGACTCCTTACTGGCGATTCATGGATTGACATAGCTACATACAACTCGATCAAGCCAACCACGGAAAAGTCTTTTAAGTTTGAGGCAGACGGAAAGACGCCACTCATGGCTCCCGCCTTCTTGCGAGACGAGGATGGAGGCTTGATGAAGGATGAGAAGGGTGACCCGATTCCAAAGTTCGACCCAGTGAAGGTGGACAAGGACGGCGAACCACTCCGACTCATGGAACATGCATTTGAAATGATTCCAATCGGGCCGCCGAAGAAGGGCTATGGTAGATGGGGTGTCGTTATGTTTGACGAAAGTCACAACATGAAGAACGAGATGAGCGGCAGAGCTGACGCTGGCTGGGAGATTATGTCCCAGGCTCAACATGTCATGCTCGCGAGCGGAACTCCAATTGACAAGCCAACCCAGCTTGGACCGCTCCTAGGGATGCTCTTGGACACATCAATTGACTTGATAGCCGATGAGTTGGGCATGAAGATTACCCACGAAAAGAGAGATGAGAAGGCCGCCAAGCTCATGCGAGCTGCTGGTTCGGAGGTCGTCCTTGAAAGGCCTGTCATGAAGTTTGCTCACGTCCCCTGGGATAATCCAGAGGAGCTTGAAAAGTATTTCAGCGGCCTTTTCTTGAAGCTTAAGATGCTCAGAGACAGGGCTGGCAAGGGCGGAGCAATCCTTAGAAGAAGCACCAAGTACTTTGGCATAGAAAACATTTGGATGGACCCATCTGACTCGATGCACGAGACGGGCAGAGAACTGCTCATGAAGATGCACGAGTGGTGGTACGAGGAAATGAGCCTTGCAGCAGAGGGCGGTGGAACTACTGGTCTCAACACCAGAACCCTCAAGGGAATGATGCTTTTTGAGATGAAGAGGGCTGCTGCACAAGCGAAGGCTGGCGTACCTGGAACCCTTTTTAATCCAGGCTCTGAACCCCGTGGGGCTGCAAAGCTGCTGTTGGATGAGCTCGCCGAGGGACGAAAGGTTATCTTGACGATGGACACATCGAATGAATACAAGCTTGAGGACACTGAAAAGGTCAGAAGATTCAGAGGCCTAAAAGATAAAGATGGAAACAGACTAGCTTATGAGTCTGAATATGTTCAGTGGTCCAGATTCTTGACAGAAAGGGGTATCAAGTTTGGCATAATAAAGGGCGGCGTTGACATATCGTCAAGAGAAGCATACATTGCCGAATACCAAAAGAATAACCCAGATTTGAGCGTCATTATCATGACAACACAGTCTGGCGGCACTGGTCTCTCTATTGACGACAGACATGGCGTGGGTGGCAAGACTAACCCGAAGAAGCAATATACGCCAGAAGAGATAGCCAGAATGAAGCAAATAGCCGCCGAAGAAATCGATGGCGAAAAGGTTCCGTCTGGCAGCTTCCCGCGCACGATGATAATCGTATCGTCCCCCTGGGGCGGTGACGTTTTTATCCAGGCCATGGGCAGAACAGACAGACTTCTGTCTACGACTCCGTCTAGAATAATAGTCCTTACAACTGGACTTTCAGAGGGCGATGACAAGCTTATAAGCTTGGTAAGACTTAAGACAATGGCAGTCGAAGCCATGAACAATAGCGTCGCCAAGGGTGACTCAATGATGGGTGCCGTGGTCATGGACGCTGGATTGCAAGCTGATGGTGATGTCCTTGCGGAAGGTGGCGTAAAGCCGATTACCGAGCTAGGCGGGGTCACTGCTACAGAACTTACCCCAGAGCAGAAGGCAGCCCAGACCGCGTTTTACAATAACAAGGCCAAGAATATAGTCAGAAGAAACAGGGCCCTGGCAGAGAGCACGGCAAAGGTTAACGAAGAAAAGATTGCCAACGCCAAGAAAAACAAGTCCTCAAACAGAGAAATTAAGAGATGGACCGAAGCCGCCGCCCTAGCCAGAGAGTACATGAAGTACCTTGATGACCTTAGTGCCAAGTTCCTGTCTGGAGGCTTGAGTGCAACCTCCATAATAAAGTCGGAAAAGGAACATACATTTGAAGAATTCAAGAAGCGGAAGAAGCCGTCAGAAGACGACAACTACACCGAAGAAGACGAAGATGGCCTGGTGAACGACAATAACATGACCATGTCATTCCCCCTGGGGGAATCAATCATACCAGTCGGACAGGGACCTCGGATATCTATATCCAGGCTACAGGCTAAGGGTAAGAAATCAAAGGCAAGACAAATCATAGAAAATATATACGGAGTCCATCAGACTATATCTGGAGGTAAGGTCACCCCAGAAACGCTCGCTAAGATGGAAAAGACAGTTGTTGATATATCAGAGCCGTACGTCAAGTTGAATAGCGAAGGAAAGATTAGCGATATGGAGTTGAGGGCACTGCTAAGAATGGCCGTCGATGTCTCTAAGCTCATATACAGATACCAGTTCATAATTAAGACTGGGGATAAGCGTGATGTTGATTATGGCGGCCAAATGAGCTTCTGGGGCAGGGCAATCATGTCAAATCTTACTGGCTATACAACTGGCCCCAAGATTGTAAACACGGCATTCCACGAAATAAGCCACGCTCTCTTTGAAATGATGCCAGAGGCCGAAAAGGAAAAGGTCTTGGCAGAACTTGAGATGGCTAGGACTCAATGGCAGCAAAGCCTTGAGGACACCAACCCACTCAAGAGTGTCGTATTCCCAAAGATAAATTGGATGCAGCCAGAGGGAGAAGAAAACTACGATTGGACTCCGACTCAAGTCAAGAGACCCCCAGTTCCATACTCTACATCAAAGGAGTTCCTTCAACCGAGAGGAAAGCCTAGGGCTGATGCTCCGTTTGGACCTGGCGTGTTCTTCGCAAGAGAACTTGTGGGCCCCCAGCTTGCGGCGAAGGCCTTCCAGATAGCGTCAGAAGCTGCGATAAAGGCTGGATGGACGAAGAGCATACCGAACATTGGAGCCAAGCGGCAGTTTGCAAACATT